ACGAAAAGAAATATGAAAAAAAACCATCAAAAAGCTTGATGATGGTGATGTTGCTGATTCGTTCTCTTGTTCCTGATTCGTTCTATATGACTAATGAGCTTACATTCAGCTTCTTGAATATGGCTCTCTCTGGTAGACATTCAGCTTCTTGAATATGTTTGAGATGATAAACATTCAGCTTCTTGAATATGTTTGAGATGATGAAAAAAAATCCTCGCATTTCGCAAGGACATTCGAGCGTATAAAGGAACGCGCGCGCGTAGCATGAATGATTCTTTAAGTCAAGCACAAAAAGCATGAAGAAACATATAGAAACATTCAGATATTTGAATGTATTATTCCCCCAGATCACATAGAAACATTCAGATGCTTGAATATGTCAAAAAGAATTGCTTTGGCGCGTCGAAAAGAAGCGGCACGGGGGACACCGCGCGTTTCATCAGTTATGATACCCACTGACATTTTTTTTATTTTTTTAGAAATCTCACCATTTCCCTTGGTTCTGTCCAAGGAGATAGAGCCCATAGCCAGCAAAGGCTACTGTTACAGCTACGATAAGGAACCCTACGCCCCAAGATATCATAGCATCTATCATTTCTTTTTTGCGGTACTCATGCTTCTCGCGTTGAGCTTTCATAGTCCTAATAGTCTTCTTATAATCTTCAAGACCTTGCATACCATATGTATACATAATCATTACCTCTAGGTCTTTTTTTAGTGCGTCTACTTTCTGCTTTGCGATGAAAGCATTAGCAGCTTCCTTTTCGTATGAGCTAGAGAAGCTTTTGTAGAACGGTGGGTCTTTAGCCTTTTCAGCTGAATAGTTGATATCACTTAGAGCCCCAGCAAAGGAGCTAAGAGCATTCGAAGCATCTCTGCCAGCACTCAAGAGTGACTTAATTTGACCAACAGCTGACGAAGCAATAGCTAGAGCGCTAATTGGATCAATCATTGAGTAATGTCTTTCTTTCGTTGAAGTGGGCATTGAGCATCGGGGTGGATGTGGTAGGAGTAGTTTCTTGAGGAAGTCTCTTGAGCTTCGTGATACACACAGACCTTCCTAAAGGTATTCACCCCATCTAACCAAAAGTGGTTGTAGCCAACAAATACTAGCACAAGTAACATGGGGTATCCTTATAACTATAGACATCTAACCCAGACTTGTGGAGCTAGACATAAAACCTAGGGTGGGAGTTGTAGTAGTTCCTCTTAAAGAAACTTAAAGATACTTTAAGATACTTTAAGATTCTTATATACTTATATATCCTCACCCTTGGATTGTCTTTTCATTTGAAGTAGACTACTACGAATATGCTTTTAATCTTTTTAAAGCTGGTTTAGATGATGATTTCTTCTGGTTAAGACTCTTAAAGATATTAGCTCGACGTTTGAGCTCATCTTCTACTTGCTTCCTCTTATACATACCAAGAGCTATCTCACTATTCTGCTTCAATATACCATACTCGTTCCAGAACTGGACACCTAAAGTCAAGGCATCAAGCCTATCGTCATGCACCAAAGCTCCCCTATCCTTTGTAATATGGGTCATCTGGTAGATAAGCGAGTAGTAAATGTTCTTAGGCTCACTTAAACCAAACTCAATATCCTTCTTAATAGCCGAATAATCGAATACAAGACGATGCTGGTTCATCAAAGGTTCCAAAGAATCTATAATACGCTTCTCCTTTTGGATATTATTGCGTATTTCTTCTATACCAACTGGGTAAATGGCATGTAACACAGGCATCATAAGGTTGGTAAACATACCATCACCAAAGTTACTTTCGACTACAATCTTATTAACCCTATGTTCTTTAGCTATTTCACTAAGCTTTACGAGGTTACTTTCCTCATATCCACCCTTCATACCACCAAAAGCTGGCACAAAGACTTTACCAAGGAGGTGATTTACTACAGCCCACCCCATTTCATCCTGACCACGACCACTAGGGTCGATAGCAAGTACACTACCTTCATAGCCACCGAATGCCTCTTGCCCAGAAGGCCGCTGGAAGGTGTCACCTGAGAAGCCTAGGTTGGGTATATCCGTAACGCTATCGTGGCTCTGAGAGCTCCACAGGAGCTTTGTAGGGGCCTCCATAGCACCCATATCAGTTATGATTAAATCCTTAGTCTTAAGTGGGTACTTTTCAGAGTCACTAAGGGTCGTATCGATCATAAACTGTAGCTTAAAACCACTCCTACCATAGCTCAATTCACGCTGGTACAAGTCTTCCTCGTTAAACCTACTATCAATAGGGGTATTAATCAACATTGGATTCTTAGCCATATCCTCTACTATGTAGTCTGCCAAGCAACCTTGGTAACTATCAGTATTCTCAGGATACCTAGCAGGGTATATACGGGTAACATAACCCTTATCTCTCAGCCTAGCATAGATAGACTCAGAGGTTTGGGGTGTTCCCAGTACAAGTATCTGGGCATTGGTAGTAGTCTGTAGAATAGCCTCATATTCAGCTACTTGATTCAGTAGGTCTTGCCTACGTCTTTCAGTTGCAGAGTTCTGCTGGCCCTCAACGTCATCTGAGATGAGTAGAGAGGCGCGATTACCCTGTAGCTGGGAGGTGATACCCAATGCCTTGACACTAGGCTGTACGGATACATTGCAACCATTAACATCGAAGGATACAACGGAGCTACGCTGGTCGGATCGGGGCTGTAAGTGCTCAAGAATAGGCATCGTATCGATTAGTTTCCTAATAAATATTGAGATGTTATCTGAGTGATTACCTGACTGCGATACAATCAAAATCTTTTCGTTAGGGTCGCGCAGCAAACGCCATGCAACATAGGCTCCTGTAATCCAAGTCTTGCCAATACCACGCAAAGCTTCTAGCTGTGAGCGTTTGTGGCCTTCCTGCAAGTAATCAGCTATATAATACTGCATACGAGTAGGGGATGGTAGTCGTAAATGCTCCCAAGTAATCTTAAGGAATACCTTAAAATCTTTAATCGCACTTTCTATTTCATGCTTCTCCATAAATTCTCCTTTATCACATAGAGGCCATAGGAACCCCGTACAGCCCTTCTAGCCTTCTCAGGTAGGTATGGTTATCTCAGGCTCTCTGATGGCCTCTAGCGGCCCTTAATGAGCTCTTGAAGCAATAGCAAGCATATCATCTACACTGAAGGCATCTGACTTAGACTCTTCAGCGATACGTTTGATTGATTCAGTTAAGCTCATCATCGTTTCAGACTCAACAATGTCAGCTGTGATATCATTGTCTTTAAGGAATCTGATGGCATGGGCTAATATTTTAGGGTCGTCTAGGTTAGCAGCTAGAGATTTAGCTACTAGACCATGAAGACCATTGAGTTCGTCAAGTGATGCTTTGTCTTTAGACATCTTATTTTTGTCCTAATAGTTCGGTTAGTTCGGTAGTCAGTTGTTTTGTCAAAAAGAAAGTACCAAGACCTGTTGTACCAACAGCACGGTTAAGATCAGCCTGAGTAGCTTTTGCATACGGTGATATGTAGTTCATAGCAGTTATTGGAATACTTGCTAAATCAGATACATAACTCTCAGCTGCAAAGAAAGAGGCTTGTTTACCATAAGTATTAAAAATTGGTTCATCAACTATACCTTTAGCTCCAAGATCAATAATATTTGGAAGAAAGCTTGCGTAAGTAGACATAGAAAAACTATTAGCAGCAATACGCTCTGGTGTCATCATTTTGTCTAGCTTTTCTTTATCATTACCGTACATGACATGAGCTTTAGCAATATAAGATACAGACGCAAAGGCAGCTTGATAGCCCCAGTTGCCAAATGTATCCATCATCTCTTTACCGCCACGGGATATGTCCATAAGACCTTTAGATAATTGCTTGTTGTAAGCAACTAACATATAGCTTTTAAGATTCATAGCCATGTTACCATAGATGGTATCACCAATAAGCTGGCCTTGCACCATAACTGCATTCTGGTCGCCAAGGTTAGCGCGTTGAATTAACTCAGAGTTGCGTCTACGAACACCCATACTCCATTGATGACCTATATTGTCATCCCATTTATCAAGATTAAGAAGTGGGTAGTTAGGATTCTTATCACTAAAACGATTGATTTGAGAAACAATCTTATCAGTCATCTCATTAGTAAATCCAAACTTTCTAAAGTAATCGTAACCTTTAGTGTTCATACCTTTTTGAGCAAAGTTAAGCATTTTACGTCTTGCAGCAAGTGAGCTCCAATATTCTAAAATAGCTGTACCACTTTTAACCCCGCCTAATAAAGCTGTTGCTTCAGCAAGAACATCGGAACCTCTTTCAAGTTTAGCAGAAAGTTCTGATCCAGTTCTACCAGCTTTACTAATAACCCCTTCAAATAATGTATCTTCCAACCTCAAAGCAGAAATATTTTGGCCTAGTTCTGGTGCAAGACCAACGTGTAGGCTGTTCTCCCAAAAGACTGCTGAAGCATCTTTACCTCTGTAAGCTTTAGATAAGTCTCTTAAAGCTGGTATTGTTTTAAACATATTAACTACACCGTGGGCATGGGTAGTTTGAGCAAGCTCACTAGCCATAGAAAACCAAGTAGCACCTAGTTTAGCAAAGCGTACTAAATTATTCATTGAACGAACAACACGCCAAGCATCCCCATTTGGATCAGTTTTTGTGCTTTTACCTAAAAGATCAGCCATAGTATTATCAAAGATATCTAAATCACTTTTACCTTTAGAAGATAAATTACCAGATACACCACGCAGTTCTTTTTCAATATTATTGCGTAGTTTTAGAATATCTTGTCTGTTTTGAAATCCTAGTTGTCTAAGAGCAGTGTCACCACCCATAGTTCTACCATATCTGCCCCATAGACTTTGAACATCTGTGTCTAGGAACTTTTTAAGAGCAATAACTTCTCCATTCTTAGTTGTAATAGTCGCATTTAAATCTAATGGCGTTCTAAATTTACTAGATGACGCAAGACCTTTTTGACTAGCTGATTTAGCAGCTTCTGTTTCTGTTTTTAGTAGTACAGCTTCTGCATCCGACAAACCTAATAGTTCTTGAAGCTCATCAATAGCTTTTCGCATGGCATCATCTTGAACAAGATACATTTCCTTACCTGTAGTTGGTGAGGATTTTTGAAACATCCGTTTAGTGAATTGTTCGGTTGCCTTTTTAACCTGTTCTTTAGTCACACTATGACTTAATTTTGCCATTTGAGATTCAAGGCTTTTTTTGACAAGGTTTTTAAATTCAACTCTTGTAAAATCGCCAGCATCTTTACTAGCTTGTATTAAATCTTTTTGCCACCTTCTAGTAAGGTAGTCATCTTTTCTTTTAATACTTCCATCAATAAACTTAGGATGTTCGGCTCTATAAAGAACATCAAAAGAATCACCACTCATTTTAGCATTTGCTTGTTCAATTTTTGCAAGTAGGGCTGGGTCAAGTGATCTACTAAGAGGTGTGTCAATACCATAATGTACTTCACCCACTAACCTATAAAAGTTTTCTTGTGATTGCGGTGAAAAACGACTTCTTATTACTCCCTTACCATAAGTTGTGTTCATAAACTCTAGATATATAGGATCAAAGTTTTTTTTAAAAGCGTTTGTAATATTGTCTTTAACTATGTCTCTTGTAGCAGTAGCTTTAAACCCTGCTTCTGGTTGTGGGCCTTTTAAAACATCATGGAAAAGCTGATCCCCAACAGATTTCATTGTTGGTGAGTCTGATTTTGAAAAATGAGAGGTAATATTAAACTGTAGATTTTCAACAGTACCTCTCTGCTTTTCACTAATTACACCAGCAGCTTTTGCATTTATAGAATCAGTAAAATTATTTTTAAGTATTAATACAGATTCTTTATCATATTTAAGTGGATTGTAGATGCCACCAAGAACACCCCCACCTACTACAGCGACCAGCATATCTAATTCTGTACGCTCTGTAGGAGAGGCTATTTGTTTGACAGTTTCAAAAGAGCCTTCAACAGTACCCATAAGCATGGCACGACCTGTATAGCTTTTGTTCATATTAACAAACAATGAACCTAATTTGCCAGCAGCAGAGGCTTTTTGAAAAGCTGAAAGTAATGGCACATCAGCAAGGTAAGAACCAAACTCATATAAAGTACCCTCAATACCTAGCTCGTCTAAGTATTCTTTATTTACTGTAAAGTTTGTATATTTTTGTTGTAACCACTCACCATGTTGTCTGTTTTTAGCACCAGATATCTCATCATAGTAATCACGCCCTACGTTTTTAAACAAATCTTTATTCTGTTTAATGTCAAAAGATGGGTCTAAATTTTGCATAAAAGCTGTACCAGCATCGTGTACAATATTTAAACCTACACCAGCTAAACTATTATCAGCAAGAGAAGCTGCTATTGCACCTATGCGTGATGGGCTAGGCATTGCCGTGGAACCGTCACCAGAAGGTAATGGCGGTACAGCTGGTATCATATCAAGTACATCTGCCATATTTTTTCCTTATTTTGGCGATTCACCAACTGGTTTTACGTCAGCTGGTTTAGGCTCAGATACTTTTGGAAGAGTAAATTTTGAAGTTTCATCATTTATCCATTGACCATTTGCACCTAATGTTTGAATTTCATATTCATTTTTATAGTCTACACTTTTTCTATTTGTATTATCAGAGTGAATAAGTTTATTATTTTTTCCATAATACTTCATAATAGTTTTATCACCAGTATTATCAGCTTGTACTTTTACAATTTTTTCCCCTTTAACAGCGGTATGTAATATATTCCAATCAGTAGCTCTGCGATTTGCAAGTCCAACGGAAGCACCTGATGTTTCTACACCAGTTTTATATCTATCATTTGTAAAAGTAGTTGTTGTTAATAATGCTTCATGTAAGTTCTTTTGGTTTGGATTCTTTTTAACAAGTTCTTTATAAAAACTTTCTTTATTGTTAAAGAAACCTTCTCCAATATTCCAACCAAGATTAACAACAGTTTCTTTTATTGTATCATCCATACTGGCCCAATTAACACCCGCTTCTTCAATCTTTTTTTTAGCTTTAAGTGTAAAAGATTCTAACACAAAATTAGAAAAATCTTCGTCTGTTTTAAAGGAACTACGTCTAATTGTAATTCCAACAACTTTTTTAAAAGCTTTTGAAGTGTCTAATTTTTTTGGATCGAAATTATCAATATCTTTCCATTTACCCTGCTTTACTTCAATGATTTCTGTATCACTGACTTTATACATTAAACCTTCTGGTACAGTTCCACCTATCATAGTAATATTGAAATCACCAGCTTGATGAGATAAGCTTCCTTCTTTACCACCCGTAAAAGAAGTAAATATTTTGTTAACTAAGGGAGATATATCAGTCCTTTTAAAGTCTTTAAGTTTATTATCCCCATAAACAGCTCTAAAATTTGCTAGTGCCATTTGTGTTTTTTGCCCACTTATTCCGTCAGCTTTGTAAACTCCTTCATCAGAAGCCCCAGTAAGTTTTTGAATAGCTGTAATTTCTTCTGGTGATCTACCAGATAAAAACAATTCAGAAGCTCTTAGTGCTGTTGGGGCTATAGTTAAAGTAGACTCTTTTCCCATAGTAGCCTTATTTAAAGCTGGTAAACATTGTTCTGCGGTTTCTAATCCATTTTTACCACACGCTTTTACAAGTTCTCTACCAAGTTCAACATTATAAAGAACAGCATTTTTTTGTGTTGTATCAAATGAATATGTATTTGATGCTGTTAAGGTAGGCAGTACTGGTGCGTTTATACCATAAGAAGATTTTTGAGATGTTGTTTCATTAAAACCATCTTTTCTGGGAGTAAAGTCATCATTACCTAATGGTTTTATATCAATCTGTGATTGTGCTTTATAAGTTTGAGCAAGCACTTTTTCAGCTACTAAGTCTGTGAAGCCGCTATCTTTTTTTTGTGCGGCTCCAAACCCTTCT